GGTCGTTCATACGCTCCGAAATTTTTTAGCGAGTGGGTCGGAGGGGGGTTTACAAGTTTACTATAATAAAATTATTAGGTTTACAAAATTAAATCATGTTTATAACAATGGCAGAATTAGCAATGTTTAAAAACGTGTCAAGGCAAGCAGTTTCAAAGAAAATTAAGACAGGTAAATTAGACGGTGCAATTGTCAACCACAATGGAAGAAGAATGGTTAACAAAGAGGAGGCATTTAGATTATGGGATTTGCAAGCACCACCTAGTAAAGATACAACCGTAAGAAAGAAGCTAAAAGAAGAAATAGACAGTAAAACAATAGAAGAAATACCTGCATATGGTGAAAGTAAGGCAAAAAGGGAATATTTTTTAGCAGAATTAGCAAAATTAGATGTAGAACAAAAAAAAGAACAAGTTATAGAAGTAGAAATAATAACTAAATCAGCTTTTGCAAAAGGTAGAGCTATAAGAGCATCACTAGAAAATATTGCAGATAGGCTTTCACATGAATTAGCTGGTGAAGATAATCCTAGTGCTATACATAAGATACTTACTGAAGAACACAGGGAGGCATTAGAAAATTTAGCATCATGAACGCATGGGAAAAAGCATTTAATGAGGGCTTAAGACCTACAGAACGTCTTACTGTTAGTGAATGGTCTAATAAATATAGAAGATTAAGCGTAAAAAGTAGTAGTGAAAGCGGAAAGTTCAGAACTAGCAGAACACCATATATAGAAGAGCCTATGGATTGTCTTTCTGCTCATGATGATACAGAACGTGTAGTAATGATGTTTGCTAGTCAAACAGGAAAAACAGAAAGCCTTAACTGCGCTCTAGGCTACTTTATAGATCATGCACCAGCACCTGCATTGATTGTTAATAGCACAATTGAAATGAGTAAAAGACTAAGTAAACAAAGACTAGATCCTATGATAGAAGAAACACCTGTATTAAAAGCAAAGATTGCACCGCCTAGAAGTAGAGACAGTAGTAATACAATGATGGCTAAAGATTTTCCTAATGGTTTTTTTATTCTTACTGGTAGTAACTCAGCAAC